CCGCCTCCTGCTCACGCAGGATCCCGATGATCTGCTCTTCCGTGAACCGTGATCGCTTCATTCTGTCCGTCCTTTCAAGGGGCGGACTCTAGCTATTCCTGGAGGAGTTTCAGGGGGTCACGTCACCTCACCTACCTCGTCTGATGAATGGTCAACCACCCAAGCGTCCAGGATCGGCTTTTTAATCTTACGGTGAACGACGTAGGCGGCGTCCCTGAGAAGGCTTTCGCAGGCTAGGCGATTACTCGCGGTCACTTCGATGTCCTCATTGATCGCAGCGGACTTCAGATATCCCGACCATGACTTCGGCTTTCCCATCACGCGCCTCCCAGGATGACCGAAGTCGGATGGTCGCAAGCTCCGGCCCAGCGACGGGCTTCAGCGCGGGTCCGGAAGAACTTCACGCGCACCGTCACATCATCGTCCGTCCACTCGACGGCGGCCTTGGCCCAGGCGGGCATTTGAATCGGAGTGGCGGTCAGTTCAGCAAGGGTTGGCATTAGGCCAAGCGTCCCCGTGAGCGGACTCGGGTGAGCCGCGTTAGTCATCTTACTAGCTTTCTTCCAAGTGTTGAGTGCGGGTTGGCCAATGGTCACGCGGCTGGCCCGCTCTATTGACTTGAGTTGTAGCTGGAAAAACCTTGTTTGTCAAAGTCAAGCAAAAGATATGATGCTTGCGAAACATCAAATGGCAAGCAAATAGGATACTGACACGCACAGTCTGGGCTTAAATACAAGTGTGGAAACTCAAAACGCCAAAGCAAAGCCGAACCGACTGCTTAAGTGGTTCCGTCGTCGCATACTCAAGAATTTTTTTTCGGCCTTCCGCTGGTCAGGACGCGCGCTGGCCTGGGCGTGGTCGGCTGCGTTGGCCGTCCTACATTTCCTCAACCTGATTGAGGACGACGTATCTCCGCCCAGGCTCAGTTCGACGAAGGTCATGATCTGGGGGGCGATGGGTGTGGGCACCTATCTGATCGGGAAGCTTCAGTTCACTGGCGAGAGCCTGACCGTCACTGAAACGTCTGTCGTGGCGATCCTGACGCTAGCCGCCGGTTTGATGAAGTTCAGGCGAGATCAACAGGACGAACGGGACGGGCGTGGCCGCTGGGGCGGATACGGTGGCGGCTATGGTGGCCGATCCGAAGTCGGGGACGACGATCCGATCGATCCATTCGCTGATCCGGAGTGATCCACAAGAATGAGAACGGACGGTGAACAAAAGCCCGACGAATCGGTTATCCAGCCCGTGGGTCGTGGCGTCCCAATGCTGAGCTATCCGTGGGCTTCAACGCCAAATACCGATTTTGGAATCGCGAGAATTGGCGCGGCTATTGCCCGACCATCGGGGACATGGACCGGCGGTCCTGGTCACTGACGCTGACTTGTCAGGCGTGTCGGCTCCAGGTCGCCACTGACCCCCAAAAGATAATCCGACTTCGGGGACCGGCGTGGTCACCCTGGGGTCGATCCGCACCTTGTCCGCGCCTTGGGTGTCACGGTCGGATGAGGCTGGAGGCCTATGATCCCAGGTCCGGCTTCAAGGTCGAAATCTAAACTTCGACGATCGTCACCTCGAACTCCGGACCCTCGACCTGAAGCTTGAACGCCAAGGTCTGGGCTAACGTGTCGAACGTTCTAAGGACAATGAACCGGTGTGTGGTGGGGCGATCCCGATCTCCCAGGACGACATGGTCGATTTCAATCACTTCGTTGAAGGTCGCGCTGAAGATTTGGTCGCAATAGAGATCAACGTCACGGCAATCGCTAAACGTCCCACGACCAGCGGCCAGATAGATCGGGTCCAATCGTCCGGTGAGGCACTTATTCGGAGTGAGGACGGCCACCTCAAACATCACGCCGCCTCCAGTATGGGGAGACGGTTCAACCGGTTCACCCGTGCGGCCTTCTCCGAAGTCGGATCGGTCGGTTTGTCGATCAGGTGATCGGGGTGGCTGAGGCGGAAGGCGATCGCCTGGGTTTCCGTTTTGAAGCGGAACTTCAAACCCGACACCTTGAGCATGACGAATTCTGAACTGCCGAACACGAAAATCGCGAGTTCGTCCAAGCGTTGGCACTTTTCCCCCCACGCGAACTGTCGAACGCCAGTCCAGGTCCGCTCCGTGAGGTCGGCCTCAATGCCGATCGTGGTCCAGACGACGCGGCTCATTGGGTCAGCCTCGGAAGACGATTCAGGACATCGACGATCGGGCTCCAGTGGACGCCTTCGGTCGCCGGTTGGTCCAGTAGGTGGTCGGGATGCGTGAGGCGGAAAGCTATCGCCTGGGCGTCCGTGGCGAATTCAAACTTCAACCCGGTCCTGGGGACCGCTAAGCGCACTCCGCGCCAGCCATAGACAACACGATCCGTGTCCGCCGCGACTTCTGACAAAGCGATCCAGGTCCGCTCTTCCAGTTCGGAGGCGATGCTGATGCTGGTCCAGACGTAGCGGCTCATTGGCTCGCCTCCAGCCTCGGAAGACGGTTGAGGCGGTTCACCCGTGCGGCTTTTTCCGGCTCAGGATCGGTCGGTTCATCGATCAGATGGTCGGGATGAGTGAGGCGGAAAGCTATCGCCTGGGTTTCCGTGTCGAACTCGAATCTGAGGGTTGTGACCGGCTCACTAAGGGTTAACTCAACGGGTTGCGTTTTATCACCCGGCGGATTGGGTGCGGTCCTACCGGTCAACAATGCGACGACATCAGACGAACTGATCCCGTCGATAACATGCGTCGTGATTTTTCTGATTTCTTCGCTGTGTTGCTGGGAAAGGTTGGCCCAGGTCCGCTCAGTCAGGTCGGCCTCAATGCCGATGGTGGTCCAGACGACGCGATTCACTGGCTCGCCTCCCAGGCCAGCCGCGCCCGCTCATAGTGCGGACGAAGCTCCGGACGCTCCTGCGTCAGGGCGTCGAACGTGCTGGCGACGATCGGGAACTCGGATGGTCGTATCGACTTCGTCGCGGCCTCCAGGCTGACGAACGTCGGAAACAGGTCTGGAAACTCGATGATGGGATCGATGGCAAGGCCTCGTTGTGAGGCTTCCCACAAGTCCGAGACGTATGGTGGGAACCACGTTCCGCGAATTTCAAATCTCGCGATGTATGCGAGGTGATAGCTGTCGCCGACCCGGTGGAACTCCACTTCGCCCCAGTCCTCGTCACAAGTCACTTCATTCGGAATGATCTCATCCGGGTCAGCATCATCTTCGATGTAGGCCCAGAGCGCGACGCGGGCGTCGGCCAGCTTTATCGCAGCGAGGAATCGTTGTTCGGCGCCCGTCATGCGCGCGCCTCCAGTTCGGACCGCTCTGCCTCCCGATCACCCAGGTAGTCGATAGCGGAGGCCATCCCCTTCATGTCCTGGTGGAAACGGTTGAGGACCGGTGCGATCAAACCCAGGCGGTTGCCCAAATCCGTGAGCGTGTTCAGGATCATGGTCAGGCCGTCGTCTTCGACCACGCCGTGAAGGGATAGCTGGACCCGAAGGCGTCCGACTTCGGCTTCCAGTTCGGTGATGCGTTCGGCGTCAGTCACGCAGCCACCTCCAGGGTGACGTGGGGGTGGCGGAACCGCTTCACCTTGGCGATCTCGCTATCCGTGGCGCCGAAACGGAAACGGAAGGTGCTGAACGGATAGGCGGGGTCTATGGGCCACAGAAAAGGGGCGGGGGAATAATCGATGGTGGCGCGGATGATGCTGAACGGCTCACCCAGGCTGATCCCGACTTCGTCCAGGAGGCGATCCTGAATCTCGCAAGCGAGTTCGTGGCGAATATGGCCAGTGTCGTCGGGTTTGATCTTAATATGGACTTGCATAATACTCCGAATGGATTGATAAAATACTCAACTACAAAAACATTGTAACTGAGGGCGTTGTTGCCTGTCATTATTTATGACGCAACAGATCAGGTTATGGGCGGACTTAACGTCCGACCGTGTAGAGCTTTGATGACTTGCCGTGTTTGCTGCTAACCTTGGACCCGGCGATCGAGGTCAGGCGGGTCAGTTCGCGACCGAATGACTGGAGGTTTTCCAAACGGGCCTGACCCGGATAGGCGATCTCCATCCAGGCCTGGAAAATCTCGAACAAATATGAGGCCTGACAGTCATCGAGGGGGCGGGTCAGCGTTTTGATCCAGTGTTCGACACGGCCAAGGTGACGCTGGTCCCGCTGGATCGTGTTGATCGCGTCGAGGTCAGCGGCGTTCGCATACAGGGGGGCGTCAGCGTCTTCGTCCACCGCCCGCCACATCGCCAAGGCGTCGAAGGCCTCGATGTCGGCGCGCTTCATCTGGGCGGGCGTCTCGACCTGGAGGTATCGGCGGTTTCCGGTTTCGTCCCGGATCACGGCGGCGATCTCTTTGTTCGAACATCCGATGAATGTGCTGACCAGGGTCCGATTGCTGGGCTGGCAATAGAGCTTGCGGAGGTCGCGCTGGCGCGTGTGCATGATGTCTTTGAGGCGTTCGTTCTCCGCCTTGCTGATCCCGGCCAGTTCATCAAAAAACATCACAGGAACAACGCTCAACTGATACATCTTCGCGTCATGCTCCAGAATGTCGAAGCCGACTGAGGTGGCGCATTCTTCGAGCGGCGACAAGAGATGGCGGACGGCGGTCGTTTTGCCCGACCCCTGGGGTCCGTAGAATATCGGCATCATGTGAATTGAGTGATGCCAACGACCTCGCATGTGGTTCTTCACCCGATAGATGAAGTTAGTCAGAGCGACGACGGTCGCGCGGACCAGGATGGCGTCGTGTTCGGGATCGCCGGTTGGATTCGTCACCAGGGCGGCGAACCGCTCCAGTTCTCCGAAGTCGGCGGAGGCGTCGAAGCGGACGTGATCATAAGCCTGACGGAGAAGCCGTCCCGTTTCCTGGGTTTGCCAGTTCTGGAACGCCGCCTTCAGGAGAGAATCCGAATAGATCACCGATCCCATGACGATCTGGGACGACCACATCACCATCTGGTTGATGATGAAGGCGGCGTCCCGGTCATTGCCGAACGACCCGTTGAACGACATGCGGTGACCACGGCTCTTCAGGAATGCCGGAACGAACTCTTCGACCGAATAGGGGTAGGTCCCCAGGTCGGCGGTGATCCGGCATCGGCGGAAGGTCGCGGCGACTTCGGCCTTGTCCAGATCGGTCCGATCTCGGAGGACGCGGCGAAAGATCGCCCATTCGGCTTCGTGCGCCGTGTTGGCTAAGTTCGCCTCCACGATCAGTTCGGCCAGTTCTTCGTCGGTGATGCTGACGCCCTTCCTGAGAGCGTCGTATTGCTGAATGAGGTTTGTGAAAGACATCTTGTTAGTTGGCGCGACGGTTTTTCAGTCGGGCTAGCTCCTTTGCTATTTTGGATTGTTTGATTTCTTCGTCGGTCTGACGGGGTGTGAAGCTGACACTCGACACTTCATTCATGACCGACGTGATGTCGTGGCGCAGGACGTGTGAGCCGTATTGGCGCCGGAGGTATCCGCCCAGTTCGGCGTCCAACTCCCCTTGAAGGATTTCCAGATCGCCGCGCGTCAGGTTCCGATCCGACTTCAGCCACGCCTTGATCAGAAGGCCTTGGACGGTCTGGTGACGCGATCCGCCGACATAGAGTGAGGTCAGAAGGTCGAACCAGTCTGGGTTGAAAAAACGCGGGTCATGAATCGACACTCCGTCCTGGACCCGAAGGTCCTGAGCCATGCGCTTCGCCTGGGCGATCTCTTCCGAAGTCGGCTGGCGCCGTTCGATCGCCGTCTGACGGACGAACCGGGCCTTCACGTGGTCTGGAAGGGCTTCGGCCCATCCGAGCCATTCATCCACGTCCAGGGCCTCGCCTGGGGCTCTGACGACGGTCGAGGCGAGGCCGGGTCCGTAGAGGAAGTCACCCGGATCGTAGATCGACCCATCAAGCTGATAGGCGAGGGCGTGGGACAACACGGTGAAGACCTGATGGGCTTCGTCCGGCGTCAGGTGTCGGGACACCGGCGTGACGATCCGGACCTTATGCTTCTCCGGCGTGTGAGAGTGTGAGGTGTATAGGAGGTGAGCGACGCCCAACGCGGTCAGGACCTCGCTCACTGTGTCGATCGACACGCGGGGCTGGTCGTCCTGGTGATTGTCCAGGTCAGCGATGAAGAGGGTGAGGTGGTCGGCGGCGACCGATCCGTCTCGCCAGACCCCGTGTTCGAGTTCGCCGTCAGACCGAAGTCGGTCAGAGGGTTCGAACCATGTCGGGGTCCAGCCATAGATGTCGGTCTTCGCCTCAGACGGTCGGGGATAGGTCGCCGTCTGGAGGAAGGCCTGGACGAACTCATCCCAGTCGGCGTGTTCGGCCCAGTCCGTGATTTGCGACTGATGAAGGGTCCGGTGACCCAAACGCTTCGACTGGAAAGTGTGGCGGCAATAGGAGACGGCAATCACGACATCACCGCCCACTGGTGAATGTCGTTGAGATTAGAGGTAACGAAGAAAGTCGTTTGCATAGGTTATAGGGCTCCCGAAGGCATCTTTTGGCCGGACACTTCGGGAGCCCTATCTTCGAGGTCACCCAGAGGGCGACTTCGGAAACTTGACTAGGTGAACTGTCCGGCCAAGGCGTTCATTCTTACTTATCAAGTATGCCGGAGAGTTAACTACCACCTCAATATAATTCGCACCTATATTGATTTCAGGGGCCGAAAGGCCGTATATACCCAGAAGTCCCAGGTGCCCTAAGGCTCTCAAATGCCCTTGTGGCCTGCCCATCTGGGGTATCTGGTATATATTTAATAATAATAATAATAAATTATATAGGGCATAGGGCTAGAGCCCCAGCCGGATGCTTTTGATTTATCTGGGTCCTACAGGTCCCAGTTCCCCAGATACCACGGCGAGCGGCGCACGCGCCGCCATTTGCTAGGGCGGGGCGAGTTATAATTAGGGTTAAGGCTCCCCGATACAGTATAAATAACTGTAATGAGATGCCTCCACTGTAACGCGGCCCTGACGCCGGATAACCACCCGCCAATTCCTTCTAGGCCGACCGCCAATGTTTGCCGGTCGTGCTGGCGCCAACGCAATAACGCGTATGGGCGCGCCTACACACTTCGCCATCCTGACAAAAAGCGAGAGAACTTTCTTCGTTGGTATGAGCGGAATCGCGAAGTCATCAGAGCGAAGGGGCGCGAACGATACGCAGCCCAGCCCGATCGATCCAAAATTCCCAGCTATCGCTGGCGAGAGGCGAACCCGGAGAAATACCGGGAAGGTCAACGGGACTGGAGAGCCAGAAACCCAGACCGGGTCCGCGAATACGAACGCCGGGCAAAAGAAAAGCGAGACGCCAAGCGGATCGCAAAGCTAGCCGAACTGACTAATCCGACTAACCCACCTATCAACTGAAACAGGAGAATAATGAAAAACTACGTTAGAGAACTGGGACGACGCATCCGCGCGGGTCTCGAATACTTCGAAAAGGCCTCAGAAATCGATTCTAAGGGCGTCTGGACGCCCAACTCACCCTCGCCGGTGTCACCGGACCAGGTTGTGGTGGAAGCGGCTCCTGGAGCTTCTGAGAGCGTTATTGGTCTTCCGAAGTCGGCGCCCGTAATCCCACACCGCCGAATTCCGATCCGTGACCTCCGAAATATCGTGGATGACCAGACGCGTGATCTGATCGACCGTTACGCAATCCTTAATGAGCGGATCACCGACGCCATCGGAATCGCGATGGAGCCGAAGTCGGTTTCCCCGACCCGCGCCGACCTGACCCTCCTATGGAGCGAGATCGATGATCTGAAGGCCCGTGTGCGCTCCGTCGAGACCATCGCGTCATCCGGAGAGGCCGTCGCCCACGAAGCCTACGGTGACGCCAAGGATTGCCTGAAAGCGAACAAGCGCATCGACGCCGCCATCCAGGCCATCGAAACCGCGATCCAGGCTCACCCGACCGCTCCGGAGGTGAAGTGATGGATTTCGCTGAAGCCATTCTGGCGACCCTAATGACTTGCTTCACCGTGATGGTGATCTGTCTGATGATCATGATGGGCGTCGCCACTTTCTCGATACTGACGGGCGATATGAAGGTTTGTGAAAGCCAAGGCTCAATCGTCATTACGGATCAGGTGTCGAAATGACCGACACCCTCAAAACCGTGCTGGTGAACGCTCTGAAAGAGAGTTCGGAAAACCCTAGCACCGTAATCGATCATTGGACCGAAGATGGCGAAACCACCCTTTGCATCGACCACGTGGGGCGCAATGAATGTCATTTCGATCTCGACCGTCTGGTGTCCGCGATCCGCGACCATTACGCGACCGTGCTGAGCAACATTCACGGAGAGGCTATTCAGGCCGCCCTCGTCGAAGCTTTGTTGGCCGACAAGGTAGTCACGGTCGATGGCCGTGGCCGTCTCTTCCAGGGCGACCGCGAACTGAAAACGGACCAGATGGCCCACGTTTTCGCGGACCGTTTGATCGAGGGCCTGACCCTATGACCTGGAAAGTAACCCTCAACTTTACCGCTGAATACGACCGTGGATCGGAAGATGTCGTCGGCATCGAAAGCGCGGCCCGTTGTATGACCGCACTTGCGAGCCGTAAGTGCGGTCACGTCAAACTGGAGTCTGACGGGTATATCAAAAATCAGATCACCGGCCTGACGGTTGTCTTTCCCGACCAGATGGAGGCCGCCATTTTCCTCGCCTCGATCAGTGAAGACCAGGAGCGAGCCTCGCTCTTCCGGACGTTCTGGGGAGACGGCGAATGACATATAATGATGAAATCTGCCGTTACACCGGCAAAGTGAAGCACGCGAGCGAGTGGGAAGCCGAAAAAACAATGAAGCGGCGGAAGGCGGCTGGAAAGCTAACCCGCCCCGTTCAAGTCTATTTGTGTTGGGTCTGCGACTGTTACCACCTGGGCGGCATCCGGGTCTTTAGAGAGGACCTGACCTAATGACCACGAAGACCTCAGCCTTCAGACCAGTCGAATATCGGGGATCATACGATGTGGTGAGCCACATGTGGTCAGCCACGCCAGAGACCCACGACCTGAAAGTCCGCCCATCTGATCAAGCTCTGATCATGACCCACAAGGATGGATCGGAAACGATCGTCCCGATCGGCGGGCTCATAACCGTTGAAGATGACAAGCTGGTCCTGGTCCGGCGACGGGAGAGTTTTGTCACGGTTCGATAGGTCAGCAGAAGCGAACGAATATCGCCGTCTCTACAACCGAAGTCGGTGGCGGAAACTGCGTCGGGATCACCTCGACGCCAACCCGTTCTGCAAGTTCTGTGAGGCTCAGCAGCGGGTCACACTGGCCCGTGTGGTGGACCACGTCACGCCCCATCGTGGATCAGAAGATTTGTTCTTCGACCCCCTGAATCTCCAGGGTTTGTGTAAGCCACACCACGACGCCTCTAAGGCTCAGCAGGAACGCGGCGGCTGGTCCAGCATGTCCGACGCCAACGGATATCCAATAGACCCTTCCCATCCCCAAAACAGAGGCGGGTTCTGATGGCGGGCGAGATGAACCCAGTCATCACCCTGGTCGGCGTGAGCCCGCAAGAGTGGGACGAATGGGCGACGGATAATGAGGTGGTGTATTGGCTATCTGGGCGCCGCATACGTGCGACCTACCCAGCCTTTGGGACATGGGTCCCTCAATACGTCCTGACCCTGGTCCTCTTTGATCCCGCTAGAGAGTTTGAGGTGATGATGGTTTGGGCTGACCACCTCGAAGAGTGATGGTCGTGATCTTGGCTGGCTTGGCCAGCACGTCGGCCACCGCATCGATCTTAGCCTGGATCAAAGCGGCATGGCCCACCATGGATCGGGACAGGGCCGGGATGTCTGGGGACTTAGGTATAGGCGGGGCCTTGGGCTTTTGCTCACGCTTAGCTCTCTCGACCGCCCGCGCCGTGCTGCGTTCGTTCGCGCCTTTTTCATGATACCACTTAAGACAATGAAGTTTGTTCTTGCACTTTCGACAAATCAGGTTCCCACGCCTCAGGGCTAGACCTGAGATGTTGACGTTTACTTCCAGACGGACACTACAATCGGTGCAATACATATCCCGATCATACCGCAACCGACGCCTCGAATACTAAATAAGAGTGATGGTCGGGCACGATCGTCGCTCCTTTCGGATTGATGAAGCCGGATTGGTCGCTCCCACGACCGGTCCGGCGGATCAACAGAGGGGAGGGGGTGGTCGAAGGACCAGCGATGACGCTCGCCAGAGACCGTCGCCCCCCACAACGCGGACATCTGCGAAAATCGAAGTCCATTTTTCAGCCCTGGGCGCCGCCTTCGGCGTGGCCTGTCGGCCTGGGCGGACACCCGGCTAAGGCCGGTCGCCGCGACTGGGCTCCTAAATATTGGCATGTCAAAGCCCAGAGGGCGTCCCCCTAAGCCCATCCAAGAAAAACACCTCGCCGGTGATCCCGGCAACCGTCTGTCAGCCGATGCGAAATCCGCTCTCGACGCTGGCCAGCACCCCGTCCAAAACGTCACCCCCCTGACCATGCCTCCGATGTCGAAGCCCGCCCAGGCGATCTGGCGCGAGGTGGTCCAGTCACAGTTGGACGGCGTCTATGGGAACACCGACAAGTTCCAGATCGCCGCCTATTGCGAAGCGGTGGCCAAGTTCCAGATGGCGTCGGCCCGTCTGGCGAAGGGTGAATGGACGACCGAAGGCTCGATGGGTCAGGTCACGGCCAGCCCGTTCGTCGCCATGCAGAAAGATGCGATCGCCCAGATCAACTTGCTGGGGCCGTCGCTCTTCCTGACGCCGGTGGCGCGCCAAACCATGCGTTCGGCGACTTCGGACAAACCGACACTGGGGAGCCTGACCGGGGGGCTCATCCAGTGATCCCGGAGGTTAAGCCGAACCCTTGCTTCCACCGGTCACCGAAGTCGGAGGGGGATTTCAACCACGAACGCGTCGAACGCGTCATCCAGTTTATCGAGACTTTCTGTCTCGTCACGGAAGGCCCTCACGTCGGCCAGCCGATGAAGCTGCGTGAATGGCAAAAGGAATTCATCCGCGACGTTTACGGCCCGACCCGTGAGAACAACCTTCGCCTGATCCGTCAGGCGATTTTCTCAATGCCGAAAAAGAACGGGAAGACCGGCCTGATGGCGCCGCTCCTACTGGTCCACTTCGTTGGTCCGGAGTCAGAACCCAACGGCGAAATCTATTCAGCGGCCAACGACCGCCTCCAGGCGTCGATCATCTTCGATGCGGTCAAAGCCCTGATCGAGGTCAACCCGACGTTGGCCAGCATCATTGATATTTTCGCCAACAAAACCATGATCGTGAAGCCGTCTAGCGGCCTGAAACGATGCCAAGGGTCGAAGTTTCGCGCCCTGTCTGCGGACGCCTCGACCAAACAGGGCTTCAAGCCCAGCCTGATCATCTATGATGAACTCGGCGAGGCTCCGAACGCCAAGCTTTTGACAGCCCTCCGCTACGGTTTCGCCTCGCGCAAAGAGCCGCTTTTCGTCGCGATCTCGACCCAGTCCCATGACCCTCAACATCCGATGAGCATCCTCATCGACGATGGTCTTACGGGTCAGGACCCCACCACGGCTTGCCACCTCTACGCCGCGCCCGATGACGCTGCGATCGACGACCGTGAGGTTTGGTTCGGCTGCAACCCCGCGCTGGGTGATTTCCGCGACCTTGGAGATTTCGAAGCTCAGGCCGGTCGCGCCGCGCGCCTCCCGTCAGAAGAGCAAGGCTTCCGCCTCTACCTCTACAATCAGCGGGTTTCGATGCATGCCAGCTTGATCCCTCAGAAGCTTTGGAAACGCGCCGCCGACGACTTCGAGATCGAAGAGAAGGCCGAAGTGTACCTGGCCCTCGACCAGTCAGGTCGCTTCGACCTCACGGCCCTGTCGATCCTCACGGTGGAGCCCGACTTCGGAACCACGGAAAAGCCGCTCAGGACCTCGACCCTGTTCTGGAAACCCGCCGATCTCCTGCGTGAGCATTCGAACCGCGACGGCTTCGACTACGTCGCCCAACACATCCAAGGAAACCTCCGGACCTCGCCCAAGGAATCGATCGATCCGATGGTGACCGCGCTCGCCGTGGTCGAACTGGCGACTAAGTATCGGGTGAAGGCTTTGGCCTATGACCGTTGGAAAATAGACGAGTTCCTTCGTTGCCTGGACCACCTCCAGTTCGAAGCTCAGATCGGCCCAGGTGATGGCTTGCGGCTGGAGCCGTGGGGGCAGGGATACAGGGATATGGATGTGGCCGTGAATGCCCTCCAGGCGGCGATCACTGACGACCGACTTCGGCACGATGACAACCCGATCCAGAACTTCTGCGTCTCCAACGCGATCACGACCCAAGACCCAACCGGCGCGCGCAAGCTGGATAAGTCCAAGTCTCGCTTCCGCATCGACGGCGCGGTGACGCTCGCGATGGCTTTGGGCTTGATGGAACGCGATCGAACGACATCGAACGTCATCACAAACCCATTCGAAGACCCCACTTACAACCCCTTCGCCGGAGCCTGGGGAGCCGCCGCCTAAATACGGCATGGCTCTATTCGGCTTCGGAGAAAAACGCTCCAGGACTCAGAAATCATTCAACATTACGGGAAGCGGCAGCAGCGACGCCGCCCTGATGATCAATGGCACCCCCGGAGCATTCTCCGGCGAACGCGTCACCGAAACGGACGCCATGGGTGTTCCGGCGATCTCAGCCGCCGTCCACGCGATCGCATCGACGTGCGCTTCTCTTCCGCTCAATCTTTACCGCCGCACCGGCGAGGGTCGGGTCAAAGCCGGTCCAGGTGATCCGCTCCAGCGCATCATCCACGATGTGGTGAGCCCGCGTTCGATGATGACGGCGCCCCAGTGGGTCTATTGGGCGGTCACCCGGCTCCACCTGTCGAACCGGGCCATCACCTACATCGAGATGAACGCGAAGAACCGCGTCATCGGCTTCATGCCGTTGGATGAGAAGCGGGTTCAGGTCGAGATCGACGACGACAACGTCCGGACCTACGTCCACACCGACGACTTCGGGCGAACGAAGCGGATACCGGCCTGGAAGATTCTCGACTTCGCCAAGGGTCCGATCACCCACGACGGTCAGACCACCAACCCGATCCAACTGAACCGCAACATCATCGGCGAGATGATCGCGGCCCAGCGTTCGGCCTCTCACATGTTCCAGAGCGGAGGCATCCCCGCTCACGTCATCACTCAGCCGCAGGGATCGCCGGAGGCGATGGCGCGTGGCGTCGAAAGCATTTGGGCGGGTCTGCGTAGCATTCGGGCGAAGAAACTCCCGGCTCTACCGATGCCGAACGGTTTCGAGATCAAGGCCATTGGCTCTGACGCGAAGAACCAGCAACACGTCGAACTTCGCGGCTATCATCTTGGCGAAGTCGCGCGCATCTTCAACATTCCGCCGTCGTTCATCCAGGACCATTCAAAATCGACGTATTCGAACGTCGAACAACTCAACATCCACTTCAGCCAGCACACGATCCGCCCGATCCTGGTCATGATGGAAGCTGAGATGAACGCGAAGCTTTTCGCGGACCGTAATCGCTCCAGCTACGTCGAATTTGAGATGGCTGGATTGGAACGCGGCGATCTGAAGACGCAATACGACAGCTTCCGGATCGGCATCCACGGCGGGTTCCTGACCCCGAACGAAGTCCGCGCCAAGCTCAACATGGAAGCCAAGGAAGGTGGAGACGAACTCTACATCCAGGGCGCCACCGTCCCGATGGCCCAAATCGCCGACATCCTGGACGCAGAGCCGGACGCCGAAGTCGGAGCCGAAGAACCCAACAAAGAGAACGAAGAGCCCGACGCGGCCCTGGAGGAAGATGACAATGGATAAGCTAGAACGCCGGACATACGGCCAACCCGAAACCCGCGCCGTTCGCGCCGACATCGCCGATGGGAAGACCGCCGGTGGATATGCCGCTCTCTACAACAGCCCCAGTGAAATCCTGGGCGACTTCCGTGAGGTTTTGGCTCCAGGCGCCTTCGACGAAAGCCTTCGCAAGGTCGCCGCTGGCGAGGCGAACGTTTACCTCTTCTGGCAACACGACCACGCCGACATTCTGGCTTCGACCCAGTCCGGAACCCTCCGTCTCTTCGGCGACGACCTGGGCCTGAGGTTCGAATTCGACATCGATGGTTTGGACGAGAAGCAACGGAAGACGCTGGCTCGCAAAGACCTCCAGGTCAGCTTCGGCTTCTACACCCACCGCGACGCCTGGGAAGACAAAGCGGACGGCGTCTTCGTTCGGACGGTCTTCGAACTCGAACTGACCGAAGTCTCTCTGGTGACCTATCCGGCCTATTCGGCGACTTCGGTCGCCCTACGGAGCCGTGACGCCTGGGTGGCTGAGCGGAACGCCGTTGAGACGAAGGAGATCATTCGTGAGGCCCTCCAAACTGGACCCACCGAAGATGAAATTCGAGAGTCGGCCAGCCGGTTCGAGGAACTACGTATGGAATTGCTTCGTCGTCATGCTGACAACGTCAGTAAGCGGTGATTAGACCGGCCTGAGAGCCAGTCATCGCGGGTCAAAACATAAATATCTCCAACAACAGTCATCACGACTTTTATTGGAGAACTGAATGAATACCTCCCGCGAACTTCGCCAACGTAAGGCGGAAATCGAATTCCAAGCCCGCGCCAAGATGGACGAGATGGAGAAGCTGGCCCCCGAAGCTCGGGGTGAAGCCGAAACCGAAGTCCGTCGTATGCTGGCTGAGGCCGACAGCTATGGCTCTCGCGCCGACCTGAGCGACGATCTGGCCAAGCGCGAGAAGATCGCCAACGAAACCGACTTCGATCGTCCGTCGCAGACCCGTTCGGCCAAGTCCGCTGAAGGTGGACGTGAAGCTGAGCAACGCGCCGCTTTCGTTTCCTATCTACGCGGTGACATTTCCGCTCGCGAACTGCGTGCGATGAACGTCGCAACCGACGCCAAGGGTGGTTTCACCGCTCCGTCCTCGACTCAGTCGGAAGTCCAAGTCGCACGCGGCGAAGTCGGTCCGATGATCGACGGCGCCAACGTTACGATCCTGTCCACCGACAACGGCAACGAGATTTTCCAGAACTCGTTGGACGACCGTTCAAACGTCGGTTCGCTGATCGGTGAAGCGACTGAAGCTCCGGAAACCGACATCACCCTGACGCAACGCGCCCTGGGTGCGTTCAAATACACGTCGGGTAAGGTCATGATCTCGAATGAGCTTCTGCAAGATTCGAACACCGACATCGTCGCCCTGGTTTCGAACGCTCTGAACGATCGTATCGCCCGCATCCTGAACCGTCACTTCACCAACGGCACCGGCTCTAACCAGCCCCATGGCATTGTCACCGCCGTGGCTGCTGACGCATCCAAGCTGGTCACCACGCTGGGCGCCAAGGCCGTTGCGGACGAACTTTTCGCCCTGCAACACAAGGTGGCTCCGGCTTACCGCGCCGCTGGTAAGTGGATGTTCTCGGACGCCTTCCTTCTGGAAGCTCGCACTCTGAAGGACGCTGAAGGTCGCTACATCTGGCAACCCGGCCTGACGGCTGGCGCCGAAGGGACGATCCTGGGCAAGCCCTACGTGATCAACCCGGACATGGTCACGACCGCCGGTTCGATCGGCGCCATCTATGGCGATCTGAAGGGTTACACCTTCCGTAAGGTCAGCGACTACTCGATAAAGCGTTCGGATGAACTGGCCATGACCTCGGATCAAGTCGTGTTCGTCGGCTTCGGTCGTTACGATGGCGATCTGATGAACCCGAACTGCGTCGCTGGTCTGAAGATCAAGGCGTAAGATGAAAGCGCGCATGATCACCGCGCTGATGAATGGAGCCGGGGGCCTTGTCCCCGGCGACATCGTCGAAGGCGAGCGGGCCAAGAGATACTTGGCCGCTGGCTATGCGATCCCGGTCGTGGAGACACGGAAGGCTGAAAAGGCCGTCCGTAGTGGACCGACCAAAGAGACGCGATAATTTCTGGGAGAAATAAGCGCACTATCCTTGAGAGCCCGGCGTCCCCCGCCGGGCTTTTTCATGCCCGCCCATAAATATGAGCATGAACTGGCTCAACCTCCGCCGCGTATCGGCTCCCCTGGATACTGTCGTCAGCCTCGCCGAAGCGAAGCGTCACCTGAACGTCTTCCACAACGATGACGACGCCCTGATCAACGCCCTGATCGAACAAGCGACCTCGCATATCGAAGGCCCGAACGGGATCGGTCGATGCCTCCTGACCCAGACCTGGAGACAGAGCCACGACCGCCTGGAAGCCATCTCGCTCAACCTGGGACCGGTGATCTCCATCGACGCGATTGAAGTCCTGGGGGAAGTGATGGAGCCGGATCAATACGTCGTGGACCTCGACCTATCTGTCCCCGTCATCGTCAGGGCGCCGAATACCAACTGGCCGTCTTTCACTCCACAGCCCGGTGCCGTGAAGGTGACGTTCAAAGCCGGTTATGGCTCCGATCCCGAAACGGTCCCGGCGGTCCTGCGTCGGGTGATCCTTCTCCTGGTCGGCCACTACTCCGCCCATCGGGGTGACGAAGACCAACCGATCCCGGCTGAGATCGACCGCATCCTGAGCAACTACAGGGCCGCTCAGTAACGCCGCCGCCCTAAATATTGGCATGGAATTCACTGTCACATTTTTCGCCGATTACGATCACCGCATCCCGAACGGGACGGTCGCCTATCTGGCCGACAACACCTATCCCGGCGTCCCCGCTGACGCCGTTGAGATCATCCTCGAACGCGGGCTGGGTGAGGTCGTGCCCGACGACATCCTTGGCGATGACGAAGACGACGGCTCCGATCCCGAACTGGTCACGAAGCTGAAGCGGACCCGGATGAGGAAGAAGTGGGGTCCGCAATGATCCCGGCTGGCAAGTTCCGCGATCGCGTAAACGCTCAGCGTCAGACAAAAGCCAGCGACGGTTACGGGAACACAGTCGCCGGATGGGCTCCCCTATGGTCAGGGATCGCGGCCTATATTCTCCCGCTCCGTGGGGGTGAGGAAGTCCGCGCCGGTCGTCTGATTTCGAAGAACGCCTTCGAGATCACCCTTCGCCAGAGCCCGACCACGAACAAGCTCGCGCCATCCGACCGGCTGGTCAACGCCCGCTCAGGCGTCGTCTATGAGGTCCGCCACATCGCCGATTTGAAAGGTGAGGGGAGGGATTGGCTGGTGACTTGCGAGGTCGTCAGGTGATCCGCACTTCGGTCAACACGACCCAGTTCCGCGCCAATTTCGCCGCCTACGCGCGCGACGTGAAAGAGATGTCTGATCAGGCGAGCGAGCGGTCAGCCCGCGCGATGCGGAACCAGATGAAGCGCATCGCGCCCCGGAAGACGGGAAAGCTGATCAGCACGATCGAAGCGGTGAAGGTCCAGGACGGCTGGGAGGTCCACTCCGGCGGCGCCGTGACGACGAAGCGCGTCGGTGGCCGATCGTTCGCGTTCGACTACGCTTTGATCCAAGAGTTTGGGACGAAGTCGGGACGGCGCGCTGATCCGTATCACCGGCCAGCCCGCTCCAAGGCCCGTAAGAGCCACCGCGCCCGCATCCGCGCCGGGATCAAGCGCATCGCCCGCAAATACTCCCCCTGACCCCTCCTGGGGTAAATATTGGATGGCAAACCACCCAGCCCTCCCGCTCCAAAAAGCAATCTTCGACGCCCTTCTGGCCGACACCGCCCTGAACGCCGTGATCGACGGGCGGGTCTATGACCACGTCCCGAATGACGCCGTCTTCCCATACGTCGTGATCGGCGAGGACGCGTTCTCGCGTGATCTTTGGCAACACGAATGCTTCGTGATGATCCAGGGCTTCACCTCACAAAACGGCCTCACCGGCGTGAAGCGTCTGGCCAACCTGATCCAAGTGATCCTGGACGTGGAGCTTCAGGTGGAGGGCTATCTGACCCAGGAATGGTCGTTTGAAGAGAGCCGGTTCTATAAAGATGAGGAAGGCGGAAACTTTCAAATGGTCGAAGTAAACTTCAGGTATCTCCTGGACCCAGACACCTACTAGGGACCGCCCAATAGAGGGGTGACGATAAATAACGGGAACATCCTAACACAAGGAAATCCCATGGCAGAAAATCGTCTTCAACAAACTAAGGGTCAGCGTTACTTCATCGAAAAAGGTGATGGCGCCACGCCTGAGGTTTTCACCCGCATCGGTCTTATTAACTCAAATTTCTCGCTCAGCGCAGCCGCAAACCTGACTGAGGCCGAAATTCCTGATCTGAACGACTTCGACAAGCCTTACGCGATCTCTCGCGAAGTCCGCTCGATCGACGTATCGCTGGAAGGCTCCGGCAACGTGGATCACCGCTATGTCTATGACATGCTGGCCCTGCAACTCTCCGGCGCGACCGTCAATCTGAAAGTCCGTCAGGACAACGCTTCGACCGGCTGGACCCTGACTTGCCCTTACATCCTGGAGACGTTCACGATCGACGGCCCCTACAAAGAGCAAGCGACTTGCCAGATGTCCTGGAAGCAAAACGGGACGCCGGTTCTGACGAAGAACGCCTAAGACCGACTTCGAAGACAAAAAGAGACCCGGTGAATGATCACCGGGTCTTTTCTAATTTCATCGCTTCGTCGAAGCTAATCACCTCATTCGTCTCGACGATTTCGACGGCCATCAGTCTGGCGAACTCTTCGTCCGTCAGTTCTTCCGGCGCCACTGGGTCTCCCGGTTTCTTCGGCGGCGAGTTCGCGGCGACCCAGCCCTCACGCAGCTTGCCGATTTCCCAAAGGGTCATCCGGCGCAAGCTTTCCGGGTCTAGGCCGATGGCTCCGGCGAGTTTCCAGTATTCGCCCCATCCGTGTCTGCCGAAGGGGTCGGGCTCGCGTCCACCTCCGGCTCCGGCTCCCCCGATTTTTCAAACACCACGGGCTCATCCTCAGGCCCATAGATCGCGGCGTAAAGCACGTCGATCGCCGCTGGGAGATAGTCCATGACGAAGCCGCCACGGAGGTGATGTTCGACGAAGTTGATCGCCTTCGGTCCTGTCATGGCGCCAGACCTGATCAGCCCGATCCGGATGACATCGACGATCCATTTGGCTCGGAAGTCACCTTCGAAGTCGGACTGATGCAAGTTCAGTTCCGACATCTTTTTGTAAAGAAAATACACGCCTCGATCGGTTTTCTCTTCGAGTTCGACGATGCCTTCGAAGTCCAGTTTGAGGTCGTAATAGTCGTCGCCGATGGCCTTAGTGACCTTGGCGGTTCGAGAGCCTTTCGGCTTGTCTCCAGAAATCATCACATATTTAGTCGGTAGCTGGACCGACCCGGCTCTCGCCTCCCTTCATCTAAATATGGGATGGCAACCACAAGAGTTGAAACTCAGTTCACCGCGAACGACCGCGCCCTCCGCCGGAGCATCGCCCAGCTAGACACCCAGATCATGCGTTTGGCCGCAACTTCGGCCCGCGCAAGTCAGCAGTCGGCGCAAAGCCTCAACTCGATCCAGGGCTCGATCTCCGGCTTGGGCGCGTCCCTCAAAGGGATGGGGGCGACCTTCGCCGCTGCTTTTTCGGCCCGCGAAGTCATCGCACTGGCTGACGAGTTCACCCGGTTCGAATCCAAGCTGATCAACGCCAAAGTCGCGTCGTCCGATATGGCGCAAGTCCAGGCCGATCTCTTCGCCACGGCGAAGGCGAACGGAACCGAAGTCACCGCTCTGGCCGACCTTTACGGCAACATGGCGATGTCGGCGAAGTCGCTCGGATTGAGCCAGAACGACATGATGGCCGCGACGCAGGGTGTCGCCGCTGCAATGCGTTTGTCCGGCTCCACGACCGCCCAAGCCAGCGCGACCATTCTCCAACTCGGACAGGCCCTCGCCGGTGGAACGGTGCGCGCCGAAGAATACAACTCGATGCTGGAAAACGCTCCGGCGTTGGTCCGTGCGGTCGCCGAAAGCTCCACGAAGTGGAAGGGCGATTTGGGCGCCCTGAGGAAAGAGATCAACGACGGCAAGGTGTCTTCCCAGGAATGGGCGAACGCCATCGTCGCGGCGTCGGCGAAACTGAAGTCGGACGCCGCTAACGCCCCCCTGACTGTCGCCGCTGGTCTGCAAAACCTTCGGACCTCGCTGGTCGAATATGTCGGTCAAGCCGACCAATCCCTGGGCGTTTCTGAGAAGCTTGGCTTCGCCCTCCAAATGCTGGGCGAGAATATCGATCTGGTCGCCAACTCTCTCCTGGTCGTATCGGCCTTCCTTGCGTCGCGCGCGGTCGGTTCGATGGCTGCGTGGACCGCCACGACCGTCACCGGCGCCGTGGCGAATGCCCGTTATCAGGCGACCCTTTTGGCAATGATGGCCGCTCAGACGGGTGTCACCCGCACGTCGCTGATCGCCTCAGCGGCAATGGATAAGCTCAACGCCTCAATGGCGTTCTTCGGCGGCCCGATCGGTCTGGCGATCACCGCCGTGGCGGCTGCAATCTTCGGTCTGGCGACCGTCGCAAAGAACGCTGAGGAAGATCAGAAAGCCTACACCGAAGCCATGGAGGCTTCGAACGAAGCCATGAAGATGGCCGACGAAGTCCTCCGCAAATCAGCGAAGGGGACGAAGGATGTCGGCGACGCCAGTTCGGGAGCGATCGCCGGTGTCGTTGGTCTGTGTGACGCGACCCGCGCCCTTGCGGACGAGACGTATCGTCTGGCCGACGCCAACGCCCAGGCGGCTAGAACGGCGATTTTCAAGGCCGTCGCGACGAACCGCGAACGGATCAACGAACTCGAAAACCCGTCGCTCTTCCGCCGTGGTCTCTATGCGGCTGGGACCCGTCACAACGGTCAACTGATCCAGGAACGGGATCAGCGCGAGAAAGAAAGCCTCTACGCCGCCAACGGCGACCTGATGGGCCGCGCGATCCAACTGGTCACCGCGCCTGGAGCCCGACTGATCCAAGGATCGCCGTCCACGTCGGGCGGCGCCGGTGGCGGTAAAGGTGGCGGCGGATCGAAGGGCGCGGCTGTCGATATCGAGTCGAACGACGAACGCCTCCTCGCTGATGCCCGTCGTCGCAACATCGACGCCCTGAACGCGCTGGCCGAAACCAGCGATCAGAGACACGGCAACGCGCTCTTCATGATCGACCTGGAAGCCCTCGAAATCGAGAAGGCGATCAAAAAGCAACTGGCCGACAAAAAGGTCAGCGAAGCGGCGGCGACCGAAGCCCTGAGCCTGAACGAGAACACTCGTCTGGAAGAGCGCAAGGGCGAAGAGCGTCGCCGCGCCCTGGAGATCGAACAAGAGCGCGCCGATGCCGCCGCCGAAGCCTTGGCGATGGAGCAATCGGTCGCTCAACTGACCCAGGACACGCTCAAAAACCGCGCCGCCATGGCGAAGACGATCCGTGAACGCCACGCCCTGGAGGACGCGGAATTCGCCATCTATCAGCAAGCGGCGAAGGCCGACTTCGACGCCCGTCAGGCGGAGACACGCGCACGGCTGAAGAACGCCCAAACCCTGGACGACGAAGCTGAACGCCGACTGGCCGCTGAGGCTTCGGCCTTCGGTCAGATGCAGTCGTCGGAGCGGGCTCGCCGTGAGTTCGACAAGCGTCAGGACAACCCGTTCGCCAAGTTCGTGGACAAGGCGGCTGATCTCCAGTCGGCCTTCCAGAACGTCGCCGCTGAAGGTCTGGGATCGATCGAAAACGGGCTGGTGGATGTGATGATGCGGACCCAGGAAATGGGCGAGATGTTCCGCAATGTCTCGAAGCAAATCATCGCCGACTTGATGCGGATCGCGGTCCAGAAAATGATCACCGCGCCTATTGCTAACTTCCTCGGATTCGGCGGAGGCGGGGGACCAAACATACTGTCCATGTTTGCGGGTAAGCCTGCGGCTGGAGGCGATAACGGCGGCCTTATTTCGTCGATGCTGAACCGCCACGCCATTGGAACCAGGTTTGCTCCAGGTGGTCTGTCGCTGGTCGGCGAGGCCGGACCCGAACTGGTCAACATGCCGAAGGGCTCTCAGGTCATGCCAACGGGTGATCTGAAGAACCTGACGGCGTCCAGTTCGATGATGTCGCGCGGGGCGCCGGTCTATAATTTCACGACCGTCGTGAACGCCGATGACGCGGTTCTGGCTGGCCAGATCAGGAAAGAGATCAGGGAGGCCAACGTCGGCGCGGTCATGGCTGCGAATGAACTGACCCAGGAACAGATGAGCGAAAGTCAGCGAAGGGGCCTCCGCCGTTAAATAGTGGATGATCCTTCTGAGACATCCGCCACGTTGTGAGGCCAGCCTAGATTACGTCGCCAACTTCCAGGACCAGCGTCCCACCCATGGCGGTCCGAACAAGCGCATCAACCGCCTGGGTGACCACTGGGCCTATTCGCTTAGCTTCCCAGCGCGCGGCGATCAGGGGATGGCATACGCGGCGAAGCTGAACGCGGGTCTGGCTCAGAAAGTCAGGGTCGATGTTCGTCAGCCCGCCGAATACACCACAGTCCCAGGTCCGGTGACCATTGGCTCGGCGGTCAGCGGCGGCTCCACCATCGTTCTGGCCGGGCTCCCCGTGGGTCACGTCCTGATGGGTGGTCAGTTGTTCTCCGTCATTGGCGCGAACGGCGTCAGCTACCTCCACCAGATTACCGATGATGCAACAGCGAACGGGTCTGGCCGCGCGACCCTGACCGTGATCCCAGCCGTCCGCACGGTCCTCAACGTGGCCGACGTGGTCCAGGTCAACTCACCGGTGATCGAAGGCTATCTGGTCAGCCGGATCAACCCGACGCAGATCAAGTTCACAGACACGGTCGAGATCGGTTTCCAGGTGGAGGAAAGCGAATGACGCCCGCACACGCCAGCGCGGTCGCGGCGTCCCACTACACGACTACCCAGGCCGTCCAGATCAAGCTCCCCGGCCACACCATCAATCTGATCACTGAAAGCTCCGTTGTGCGGATGCTGGTCGGAACGACGCTCACGACCTTCACCGGATCGGACCCGATGTTCGGACGCATCGGTTCGGTCGGAAAGGTGTCGTTCTCGATGGAAGCGTCGGCGCCGGTTTGGAAGGTGTCGCTGATGCCGGACACGCCGCTGGGAATCGCCAACTTGGCGTCACCGGCGGCGCAAGGGTCGCGGGTTCAGTTCTGGACCCTGGTCATCGATCCGACTTCGGGAGCCGTGGTGGCTTCGAAGTCCCTATGGCGGGGCAAGATCGACACGCAGCGAGTTAGCCTGAACGCAGACACGGTCGCCGTTGAACTGGATGTCGTGACCCCGACCGACCTTCTGATGATGGCCAATGAGGGCGAGCGTCTGAACGTCGCTTGGCAAGATTTACACTGGCCGGGTCAGCGCGGCTTGGCGTTTGTCGTCGATGCGAAAGAACAGCCGTTCTGGGGGACTGATGCGATCCGCGCCAACCCGTCCACATCCTACACCGGCGGTGGCGGATATGGCTCTGGAGGCGGTGGCGGCATCGGGGGAGGCGGGGGCTACGTGAGCGTCCAGTTCTGACCCAGGACCTAAATATGAGGTGACTCACGCCTCCATTACTCGTCAGCAGATCGCCCAGTCCGTCGTCGATCGGTTCATCTTTCAAGACCTTCGGTTGGGTGTCTGCGATTGCGCCCATTTGGCCGCGTCAGTGTTGGACGCGAGCCGGATCAAACATCCGCTCAGCCGCGCCAGATACACCACGTTGCGGGGCGCCAAGCGGGCTCTGAAGGCCGCTGGAGCGTCCGACCTCGCTCAGGCCTTGGACAAGATTGGGCTAGAACGCATTCCACCGGCGTCCGCCCTTCCAGGCGACCTGATCGCCGTCGAAGCCGATAGCGCGGAAGTCCTGGGCGGATGGACCCTGGGCGTCGCCCTGGGCGCGAACAAGCTGATCGCCTTCATCGCTCACAATGGCCGGACCTTCGCCGACACCGGCAACCTGACCGAACTGTGTGTGTATGCGGCTGACGCCGGGCTCCAGGTCGTTGCGTGGAGGGTTGGCTGATGGAGATCGCCGCCGCCGCCGCCGCCGCTTTCGCCGCGATCAAGGGCGCGATCGCCACGGTCGCCGCGATCAAGGTCCTCGGGATGACCGTCGCCACCTGGGCGAAGGTCGCAATGTGGGCGTCGATGGGCGCGTCCATGCTGATGAAGCCACCCGGCCTCCCCAGCGTGGGTGTCCAGGTCAATCTTCAGCCAGCGGGAGCCAACGCTCCCCTACCGATTGCGATCGGACGGACCGGCATCCAGGGTTTGATCTCTTATCGGGAGGCCTATCCGGACGCCGTCCACAACACCTCGAAGAACAACAAGCTGGCGTTCGAGACGATCGTCAGCGTCGGTCCGGTCAAATCGATCTCCAACTACACCCTGACCGGTCACCAGATTTACTGGGACCGTGATCCGACACGCTTGGGCTCTTCCACCGGCGTGTCGATCTGCCGTGGTGTTCAGGGCTTCGATGCGAAGTCGTCGGTTTGGAAGGACGGCGTCCGCGCCGCTTTCATCCTGGGCGCACACAACGACAATCGGACCCTCCGGGACATCACCGGCGATACGTGGCTCCCGAACGTCAACGCATCGCACAAGATGAGCGGCCTCGCTCGGATCGTCCAAGTCTTCGAACTGGACGGGTCGAAGAACCTCCGCTTCCCGATGGGCTTCCCGGATCAGCCTCAGGCGACCGTGGAAGGCATCTTCGCGTGGGACCCGCGTCAGGATTCGACGTGGCCGGGCGGCATGGGCTCCCAACGCCTGGACCAACCTCTGACCTGGGGCTGGAGCGAAAACCCCTACATCATCGCCCTCGCTTATATCCTGGGTCCGAACGGACCGACCGGTCACAAGCTCTGGGGGATCGGCGCCGACCTGGAAGACGTGGATGTCGCGGCCTTCATCCACGGCGCGAACGTCGCTGACCTGAACAACTGGAAGATCGGCGGTCTGATCACGACCGACGACAACAAAGACGCCGTGCTGGCCAACATCCTGGTCGCGGGCGCCGGTCAGTATCTTCCTGGTCCTCAGATCAGTTGCTTCGTCAATGAGCCGAAGGTCAGCACCTTCACGCTCCGCCAATCCATGCTGATCGGCGATCAGGTGATCCGCGCGACACGCCCGATGACCAATCGGGTCAACCGCATCCTGGTCAAATACCGTGAGCCGAATTCGAAATACGAAATCATCTCCGGTGAGGAAGTCACGGACGCCGGATACGTCGCCATGGACGGCGGCGTTCGCACGACCGAAACCACCTATCCGCTGATCCAGCAAGCCACCCAGGCTCACCAGATCGCCGCGTATGAACTGGTCAACTCGCGTGAATATGAGATCGATGTCACGACCACGGCGGAAGCTCTGGGCGTCGAACGCGGCGACATGATCACGCTCGATTTCCCCATCGGCGCGATCGAGAGCCAGAACTTCATCGTGAAGAACTGGGCCTTCGACGCAATCGCCCAGACGGTCGAAATGACCCTCGTTTCGGAGACGCCTGGAAAGCATGATTTCGCCCTCGGACGGACCGCGACCGCACCGGCTCCGGCTGCGCTGAAATCGACCGCCGCCCTCAACCCGGCGGCACCCCTCGCCACCGAATGGTCTCTGGTCGCCAACGAAATCACTCAGACGGTCACGCCGCCTGAGCCGGTTGAGGGCGAGCCTACGCCGGAGCCGATTGCTCCGGTCACAAAGCCCGCTTTCGTCTTCATGGGCGAGGCGACCGAACCGGCGATCAGCGGGATCGTGGTCGAGATCAGGCCTTACGTCGAAACCCGCACCGGAGAGCAAGAGGACGAAGACTGGACGGTCGCCTTCCAGGCCGCTCCGGGATCGACCCGGATCATCGTGAGCGAGGTCGCGCCGACCACGACCTATGACATCGCGCTCAGCTACCGTTCCAACCTGGGCGTCCTATCGCCGCGCCTGATCTTCGGGGCTCAGACCTCCGGCGACATGTCGTTCGACTGGAATGATCCCGGCGTCATCATCAACGTTCCGCCGGTCCTGCGTGATCTCGAAGGCGGGAAGATCAAGGCTGAGTTCATCGCCCTAGAGGGTGAGGTGACGAAGACCGTCCAGGACGCGATCAACGAGATCGATCAAGCCAACGAAGAGGTGAGGGGCCGGATCGAAGACGCCTGGGACATCCTTGGCGAAAGCGATCAGGAAGGCCTTCGTCAGCGCATCGTCACCCTGGAGGTCGCCGGAACCGATGGGACCATCGTTGCGCGGATCGAAGGCCTGGAGAGCCGCGAAGAGGGCGTGAACTCGCGCCTCCTGACGGTGGAGCAAACCCAGACCACGCTCACGAATGGGCTCGCCACAAAGGCTGAATCGTCCGCGCTGACCGCGCTCAGTTCAGTGGTCAATCATCCGACTTCGGGTCTGGCAGCGACGAACTCACGACTGGACACGACGAACGTCGAGGTCGGAAAGCGCGCCCTGACGACCTCAGTCACGGCCCTCGCTGGTGAGATCAGCACGGAGCGGGGTCGCATCAATGGCGCGATCAGCCGCCTCGATTCCGTTGACCTGGAGATCGACGGGCTGGCGACGGTCCAATCGGTCAACGCGCTCTCGACCTCTCTCAACACGGAGAAGGGTCGGATCGACGCGGCCAATACCCGCATCGATCAGGTCAAGATCACCGCCGATGGGGCGGCGACGAACTCATCGGTCCAGCAATTGACCCAGACCGTGAATGGTCAGACCTCTTCGATCAGCGCGGCGATGTCGTTGGCCACCACGGCGGACAACCGGTCGAAAGCAACGATCGGGCTGACGACCAACGTCAACGGTTACGTGAGTGGCTTCATCAACAACAACAACGGCCAGACCTCCGACTTCAACGTCCTGGCTGACAAGTTCAACGTCGTCTCGCCGGGTAACCCAGCCGATCGGATCGAGTTCAGCGGGGTCTCTGGGATGAAGATGTTCAAGGGCGGTGTCCGCCGGATCATGATCGGGTTCGCGTAATGGAGCCCGCTCTCTGGATATGGGCGGCTGATGGGACGACAGTTTTGTTCGGACCCGGAACCTCCAACGTCACCGCGTTGGGAATCGTCTCCACCGGCAAGAGCAACGGCTCTGTCAGCCATCCCCTCTTTGCCCGTGGTCGGCCAGTGATCATCTCGGCTTTGCCGGAATCCGGAACCAGCTACACGATTCCCGACATCGTGATCTCAGGGAACACGATCTCCTGGTCGTTCAAGGTCAGCGGCGCGAACTACAACCAGCCAGTCCGCCTCGCCTTCGGGGTGCGGGCCTAAATATTGAGTGGCTGACGCAGTGATCGAAATCCTGTCCGAGAGCGGACATCTCCAAGTTACCGGGACCGGAGGCATCGGATACGGACTCAGCGCAACCGGCGCCGTCACTCTCACATCTGACGCCCAGAACCACCCCCAGCCAATGGTTATCGGTTCGGTGTCCGTGACGGGTCAAAACCCGGTGCTGACCTACAAGGCGAACGGAAGGATCAACGTCGAACGCGTCAGCGTTAGCGGGTCCACCTTCACCTTCAATCTCAGGGCTCAATCGAGCGGATCGATTGGCGTCCAGTATTGGATTTTCGACTCCGCCGCCCAGTCGATCAAAGACCCCACGATGGCGGGGATCGTCGCCGAATTCAGAGACGAATTCGGGGTCGTCACCTTCGACGCGACCATGGCCGCGATGCGAGTGGCTGAAGCGGTCGAGACGCCAAAGACAGCGAATGAAATCCCTTTCGGTCGGTTCATTGATCTATCGGATACCCAGACCATCACGGTTCCGGCTGGTAAGGTCTATGCGATCTCGCAAGCGACCCCTTCCTTCGTTAACACCACTTACGATCAGGGCGGTTATTCCAACTCGCAAAACAAGCCCGACACCGTAGTTCTGGACCCGGAAGACGACCCAAACCAAGGCTCGTTCAACTGGCGTCAGCAAGTTCTCCAATATTACCATTCGACTGGCGGATACACGTCGGCCAACACGATTGAAGTGGGACTGACGCGGTTCGAATATTTCGATCTTGGATGGCGTCCAGCTTATGACCAGCCATCCATCAACGTCTATGGTCAGGCCCGTCACTTGATCGTGGACGTGACGAACTTCACCGCCGCCGCGCCGATCAATCCGACCCAGATCAACGTCGGCGTGAATGCCACCTCGCGATCCGTCACCACGGGCGGAGCCAGCACGATCAGCCAATCGGTCACCCCATCGGTGACCGCTTCGGCGAGCGGTGGCTCTGGGTCATATTCCTACCTCTGGCAGTTCATCAGCGGTGCGAGCGAGGTACTGGCGAACGGCGCGGCCAACGGCGCCAGCTTCAGCACCTCGACGGCCAATCAACCCCAGGGTTCGACCCGGTCCGCCATCTGGCGATGCCGTGCCACCGACACGAACGGCGTGGTCGGATATGGACCCGATGTGACCTTCAGCCACGTCGCTGAAGCGTTCAGCGTCGATGTCACGCCTGACCCGTTCAGCATCGCGAACTTCGCGCCAAATTCGGCGGCTGAGACCGCCTATGGAACGCCGCGTGTCTTTCAGATCACCGGCATCAATCAGGCGATTAGTTTAAGGCTGACGCGGTCGGCTTCCACGTCTTCGCCAAACATCAGTCTGAACCAGTTGAAGCTTCGGACTGGACCGTCATCGTCAGGCCCGTGGTCCGATGTCGGAATCCTCTATGGCAATGGCCAGATCGACTTCACCGCCTCGAATGGCGCGTGGTTCGAACTCACCATTGAGATACGGACCCAAGCCGGGCGCGGAACCGCCCAATACAACGCCGAAATCACGAACCTGACGACGGGGGGAAACTCGCTCGCCGCGTTTAACTTCAATGGCGTGGTGGACAACGACGACAACTACAACAACGTCGATGTCATCGCCGACTGGATCAACCTTCCGACCATCGACGCGGCGGTGAACGAGAACGACTATTCGTGGTCCACGGCCTGGTACGGCGAGCATTACGTCACCGGCATCAATGCGCCGATCACGCTGCGCTTCGAACGCTACAACTATTCAGGCAACTTCGACGCCCTTTACATCGACTGTTTCACTTGGCCGCCCGGCGCCTCCGGCTGGACCCATCACGGCTACTTCAACGCGCATATCAACGACGGGAACTACTGGTATCTCGACGTTTCAAACGTCGTGAACGGGACCCGTGTCGCGATGAACCTTCACGCGATCTCGAACTCTGGTCGTCGTTCGGGTCAGGTCGATATCGTGATCCACAACAACACGGGTGGTCACCAGATCGCGGGCGCGACTCAGCGATTGGTCGTGGACAACGACAACAACTACAATGTTGCGGATTACTCAGCGAACCCGATCACGCTGAACGATCAGAGCGCATCGTCTAACGATCCGTCCGCCTACACGGGCGGGACGTTCTTCCAGGTCACCGGCATCAATGCGCCGATCACGCTTCGCTTCACCCGCGATAGTCTGACCCAGAGCGGGAACGTCTTCACCCGCCGGACTATCATCGGACGGTCCACGAACGGTGGCGCGAGCTATTCCGAATATAACCTGGGCGCGGCGGCTGGCATGGTGGTCGATCTGACCGCGAACAACGGCGATTGGTTCTTTATCAAGGGCTACGCTGACACCACAGCGGGCTCCGCTTCGGCGCAATGGCGGAACCACGTCACGAACCTCACCACGGGCGAATACATGGGTTCGGCCTGGATTTATATGACGGTCGATGCGGACAACAACTACAACACCACGGTCGATCAGACACCCGATCAGATCAACTTCGCCGGTGTGAGTGGTTCGACCTTCGACCAGTTCAACACGTCGATCACCCGTTCCTCAAACACCTATTACATGACCGGGTTCGGCGCGGGGATCACGACCCGCATCTATCTCGGCTACTCGCAGCACAATTTCTATGAATCGAGTTCCGGCGGTGGAGGCGGGCCGATCATGGTTGGCGACGGGCCTCAGTCCGGGAGCATCAACCTCGATATCTACCGGAATGGCCAATACGTCGGGAGCCTGAGCCACTACGTGTATGGCTACTATTCGGGGTCCGACCAATACACGTGGCGCGACGACATCACGTTCAACCCGAACGATTCGATCCGTTTTGACATCACCGTCACCGGTGACATGTCAGAATACACCTCCGCCCTGACTGCGTCAGCGGTCGGCTCAGTCGTGGTCGATAACCTGACGGCTGGAGGTCGGATTGGCCAGTTCGCCTACAACCTACAGGTCAACAAGCAATCCCAGAATGGCGGGGGTTGGGGCTAAATATGGTCATGACAACGATCGAACTAAAACAAGCTCACGCCGAACGCGTCCTCGCCCTATTGGCCCAGGTTCAGGCCGAAATCGCCCTGGACCCCGACAATCTTTGGTTTGGAGGTTTGCCTCCGTCATTCGAAGAACTGAACCGGATTTGCGCTCACCGCGCGGACAACATCCGCTCAGTCTTCCAGCTTCCGACGCCGGTGGCCGAATGAGCGCGGCGGACGAAAAGCGGGCTCACGCCTTGGCCGTGATTGCCGCCCTGGACGCGGTGAAGGATGTAATCGCGAGCCAACCGGACCTTTGGCTCGGAGGCCTGAATCCGCCGCTGATCGGATGCGCCGGGATGATGGACTATCAGGCTGGCGAACTCCGCAAGGCGTTCGGGCTGGATCAGCGTGATCAGTGAATGTTGAGCTTGTCGCCCATCAGGGCGTTCAAGTCATAGGTCAAGAAACCTTTGATCAGATCGCGAGCCTTCTGGGCGTGATCTTCCTCGTCATCGGGCCGGTCATTCGCGTGTTGGACGTTATGGTAGTGGAGATCGTTTGCATTCGTCCAAAGTTGACGGAGTTCGGCCTCGACGTGCTGACCGAAAAGGAACTGTGACCGGTCGATTGCGACAGTGAACTCGCGTGTGATCCGAAACTGTCGAGCCATCTCTTCATCTGAACCGGTCCGGGCATAGGACGGAGGTTCGCCTTCGGCCAAGATCACGCCGATGAAAGCTTGGGTTGCGGTGTAAACCTCCATCCGCTTGTCGAAGAGGTCGGCGCGAAGCTTCCGCTCTTCAAGCTCCAGCGTCCGATTGGCAGTGAGATGTTGAAGCTGCGATTGCTTATCCAGGATTTGCGCCTGGAGAATGCCAACCCGGTAGGCGAACATCAGCGCGATCGTGGCCGGTGACGTGACCCCCGTTTCTCATCCAGCCATAACGAGAGTCCTTTGGTGATCTGAACTGGGGTTTGTGGGGTTGGCAAGAGGCCGGTCTGCGCAGCCATCAACCAGCGCAGCAGACCGGCCGCTGC